ATGTAGGAACTACTATTACTAAAGATGCATTATACGATATCGCTGGCTTCGATTCTTTCTCTGATTATCTATCTTCTAGTACAGTAGAACTACTCACCTTCTATGGTGATATCTATGATGTCAACACTAGGACTTATCTTCGTAACCACGAGATCCGTGTAGTTGATCGTCATAAGCTTTTATCTAAGCGGCCTAATCCTTCTTACTTTGGTGCCGCACCTATCTATCATGCGGGTTGGCGTGTTCGTCCAGATAACCTCTGGGCTATGGGTCCACTAGACAACCTAGTGGGTATGCAATACCGCATCGATCATTTAGAAAACTTAAAAGCTGACGTATTTGATTTAACTGCACTACCTGTCTTAAAGATCAAAGGACATGTAGAAGACTTTGATTGGGGACCATTCGAACGCATCTATTGTGGTGATAGTGGAGACGTTGTTCCTATTACCATTGATTCTCAAGTCCTTTCTGCTGACACGCAGATTAAGGAACTAGAAGCTAAAATGGAAGAGATGGCTGGTTCACCACGCGAAGCATCAGGCTTCCGTACTCCTGGTGAGAAGACAATGTATGAAGTACAGCGTCTAGAACTAGCAGCAGGTCGTATCTTTCAAAATAAGATTAATCAATTCGAACGTCAAATCACTGAGAACATTCTCAATGCAATGTTAGAATTAGCACGACGAATGGTAGATAAGACAACCATCCGAGTGTTTGATACTGAACTAAAGATTGCTGATTTCCGTATTGTTTCAGCAGAAGATATTACAGGTGCTGGTCGTATTAAACCAGTTGCTGCTCGACACTTTGCAGAGCGTTCCCTTAAAGTACAAGACTTAAACAACTTCTTTAATTCTCGTGCTGGTTCTGATCCTGCGATCCTAATGCATTTCTCTAGTACTAAGCTAGCTAAGATGTGGGAAGAATTACTCAATCTAGATGATGATCAGATTGTAATGCCTTTCATCCGTATCTCAGAACAAGCTGATGCTGCAAAGATGCAAGCTTCTGCACAACAGGATGTAGCCATGGTGTCCTCAACACCTACTAATCACCTTCCTGGTGATGCTGATCCTGCCCTATTGAATGGATAACAAATGAAACTACCCATCGTATGGGTTAGCAATATTAAAGATAGGGACCAGCAAAAATCACAGCTGGTTTCCTATCAGACAATTCTAGAAGGCGACAAGACCTTTAAACGACTAAGAGAATTGATCAAAGAAGAGATTGCTACTCTAGATAAGAATACCGATTATAGTAACCCAGCATGGGCTTATAAACAAGCTCATAATAATGGATTAAAAGAAGGACTGACAAAAGTCCTAACCCTGATTGGAGACCAATCCTAATGGATTTATTTACTAAGAATGATACTACTCTGCTACCTATCGACCCTAATGCAGATCATTTTTCAGAACTAGTTGGTGAAGGGAAGCCTTATCGTGATCAGCAAGCATTAGCTTACGCTACACGAAAGAAGGAAGAGCATATCAAGAAGCTCGAACGTGAACAGGATGACCTTCGCAAAGAACTAGACCGACGACTAACTATGGAACAGTTCATCGACAAGATGAAGACTTCCTCATCCCAAGCACCTACTACGCCAACACCTACAAGCCTACAAGCTCCTAGTGAACGGGTAGAAGATAAAAGTATAAAGCCTGAAGATATTAATCGCATCGTAGAAGAGCAATTCAATGAACGTATGCGCAAACAAGAGGAAACTAATAACCTAAGCAAAGTCAAGCAAGAGCTTGCTAAGCATTGGGGTCCTAACTTTCCAGAGAAGCTAAAGGTTGCAGCGCAGCAGCTAGAGGTTTCAGAAGCGTTTATTGATAATCTAGGTAAGACACATCCAGATGCCTTGCTTCGCCTTCTAGAGATTCGTGAATCTAAAGGTAGTGAGTATTCTCCACCCCCTCGTGGTGGTGTTGCTCCAACTTCCAATCCAAACAATCTTGGTGAACGTGATTGGAAGCACTTTGAAAAATTGCGTAAAGAAAACCCTAGCCTTTATTTCTCACGCAAGACCCAATCCGAAATCCACCGTCTAGCTATGGAGGGTAAGCTAGATATTCCAAAGTAATTAGGAGTTAATTAATGGCATTTCAAACTAACGCAACGGATCATCTTATCCGTTCCAGTCTTTGGAGCACTCAGCTTAAAGAAGTGCTTCTAGACGATCTAATGGCGATGTCATACGTCGATCTCATTACTGACTTCCCTGATGGTGATACACTTAACATCCCATCAATCGGTCAGGCTGAGGTCTACGATTATGCTGAAGGTCAGGCTATGCGCTACACTGCGATGGATAAGCTCCACTAACGAGCCAGTGTCCATTTAAAACTAAGCTATATGCTGGAAACTCCTTAGAGCCCTAACTACCGAATGGTAAAAATGTTAGTGGATTGGACAATCAGCAGGAAAGGAAAAGATGACTACAGTAACTCAAGCAGAATTGGGTTGGTTTGCTGGTATGCTAGAAGGAGAAGGTTGTATTACTTTCTTCAAGCAACGGCGGTCCAGAGGTGGTGAAGACATCATCTGTGGATTACAAATCACCAACTGTGATCTTTTAATCATAAATAAACTTGTTGAAATTCTTAAAGGTAATAATCTTTCTTGGTACATTAGAGAGAAGAAAACTTATAAGAAGCATCATTCACCTTCTTACTACATAGAATGTCGTCAACAAGAAATGATTAAAAAATCTCTTGATCTTTTTATACCGTTTATGTTTGGTACAAAAAAAGCTAAAGCAATTCTTGTCCTAGATTATCTCAACAAACGTATTGAGAGATCAAAAGTAACAGGGAAATATAACCTACGTTACAATGAGGACGACTTTTCCATGATCCCCAGAGGCCATACGCTTAGCTCCCAAGCGGATGAAGATATGGTCCACACCAATTAGAAATAGTTGGATTTACCGACCGGTAACTTCACCTTCTCCATCACAGACTACAAGGCATCTGCTACTGCTATCACTAATAAGATGAAGCAGGATAGCTATGTCATGTCACAGCTAGTCTCTTCATTCGTACCAAAGCAGAATCGCGCTATCATGAAGTCCATGGAAGCTGCGATTCTAGCCCTCGGTCCTGGTGCTCAGACTCTCAATAGCGATAACCAGATCAACGGTGCAAAGCATCGCTTCATCGGTTCCGGTACTAACGAGACAATGTCAGTAAACGATTTTGCTCGTGCACTATACGCTCTTCAGAAGGCTAACGTACCAGCTACCAATCTCGTAGCTATCGTCGATCCTTCAGTCGAGTATGCTATCAATACAATTACCAATATTTCAAACGTAAGTAGTAACCCACAGTGGGATGGTATTATCTCTAGTGGTATCTCTTCAGGCATGCGCTTTATCAAGAACATCTACGGTTTCGATGTCTATACTTCGCAGAACCTAAAGAGCAATTCTGCTTCAGAAACTATCAACGCTGTTACTTCAACTGTAGGTGTAAACAACCTATTCTTCTCTGCTGCTCCAGATGTAGTTCCCTTCATCGGTGCTATCCGTCAGGCTCCTACTGTAGATTCAAGCTACAATAAGGACCGTCAGCAGGACGAATACGTTACCACCTGCCGTTATGGCTTTAAGCTATATCGTCCAGAGAACATGGTAGTTGTTGTTACTGACACTGATCAGGTTTAATTGGAGGTATAATTATGGGTACATGGCTTAATTCTGATGGTCTTTACATTAAGACTGGTGTTACTGAGGCGACTCAGATTCAAGGCGGCACTTATGGTGGCGGCCATGCCAGTGGTTTCAAGATTGTTGAGGTCGAAATCGACCTAACTACAATCCCTACTACTGATGGTACAATCATTGCGGATAACGTAGTTATTCCCAAGGGTTCACAGATCGTAGAAGTAAATGCTGTTGCTGAGATTGCCGCTGCTGGTGGTACATCTTACACAGTCGGTCTTTACAAACTAGATCGTACAACTGCACTAAGCACTACAGGTATCGTAAACGCTGCCCTACTTGCTTCATGTGACTCTGTAGGTGAAACCACTCAGTGGAGTGTTTCAGCTATCCTACCAGCTGGTACAGCAGGTATCGGTGCCCTCGTTGGTACTATTACTACTGATGCTGGTCTACTATCTGCTAAGCGCGTAGGTACATTCTCTGCTGGACGTATCGTTCTTCAGGTAAAGTATCGCCCTAACGCTCTTGTTTCTAACGTAGCTCTAATCAGCTAATCTAACTTAGGGGAAGTTCCTTTATGAAATTTACTTATACTCCACTTGTTAATCTCAATAACCAGTCAAGTGCTGTTGCTAATATCAACAACAACATGGCTGCTATTCAGACTGCTATGGAGAAAACCCTATCTCGTGATGGGACTTCCCCTAATGCAATGCAATCAAGTTTGGATATGAATGGTAATCATATCCTCAATCTTCCTACACCAACTCAATCTACAGATGCTGTACGATTACAGGATATCACTGGTCCTGTTAGTATCATCACTAATAACAATATCATTTACTACAATATCCTAGACTACATTCCTGTTAATCTACATGCTGAGATCCAAGCATATACTTCTACTTCTGATGTTACTAGTTATATCAATACCGCTATTAGTGCTGTTAACGTTACAGGTGGTGTCCTCTTATTCCCAAGAGGTAAGTACTATATCACTAGTACTATAGGTCAAGCCAACCTACATAATATAACACTACTAGGTGTTGGTGGACGAGACCTATCTTATAACTACGCTAACACAGGCACTGTCTTCTACTACACAGGTACAGGCTCTGATCCAATCTTCAATTTCACTGATGCTAGGGGTCTTGTTTGCTCTGACTTCCAGGTAGTCTACACATCTAATCTATTTATCGGTGGTTGCTTTAACTGCAACTCCGCATTATCTACTGGCAACAGCAATAAGTTCAGCCGTATCCAGTTCTACAAGTTCAGTGGCTTCCCACCCTATACAGCACAGTATGTTTGGTACCTACGTAACAACGTAGATATTTATTTTGATGATTGCTATGTTTCCCACGCCTTCAATGGTTGGGTAGGTATGTACGATGGTGATACTGGTGAAACCAATATGATCGGTTTACACAAGTGTACATCTATCCATCTAGTAAGCCACGCTATCGTCAATCCTTTTATTGGTTGGTCAATAGTAGGCACTAACTTCGAACCCGATGCAGCTAACGCACCAAGCGGTATCTTAACGACAGCTAGTAAGAGCATCTCTAATCTAAGCCTAGTAAACTCTGTCTTCGCTGATGCTACACAGCCCGGTCTTTGGGTTACACTAAGAGACATCCACGGCTTTACAATGGTTGGTGGATCAATCAACGGCAACAACCCAGCATCTGGTATCACAGGTATCAAGTTTGAAGGTTCATTCAACTCAGGCATCTCTATCCACGGTGTCCTATTCGGTAACATTACAACCGGTATCGACTTTAATGGTATCCACTGCTATGGTGTAGCCGTACATGGTAATACGTTCCTAGGCACACCTAACGAAATAATCAATGACAGCCTAGTAGACGCGTACTCATCAATCATCAGCAACTACCCAAGCACTGCTAATAGGCCACTCTCTAAAGAGCAGGGTGGTACTGGTTCTGCACTAAGTACCGGTTCTGGTGCTAACGTCTTAGCTGTATCCCCGGCATTCACAGGCACTCCTACCTTTGCCAGTGCGCCATACATGAATAACGGTATTGTTGTCACAGCAGGTAACAGTAACTTCAAAGCTAACAACGGTGGTGATATTGCTGCTGTAGTTTACAACACTGCTAATAGTGGCGAATCAGTAGGTTTCACATTCCAAGATAACAGTACTACTAAGTGGAGTCTCTATAAAGATTCATTCCATTATTTCGTACTATACGATTTCTCTAATTCTATCTCAGCTATCACTGTTATACCATCTACAATTTCCTACGGTCATACAGACTTTGCATACACTACTGCTGCTACGAGTACCACTACTGGTGCCATTCGCAACGCAGGGGCTGGTTTCTTCGGTGGTACAGTAGTATCCCACGCCAACACAGCAATCCCCGCTGGTGGCTCAACTGGGGCCGGTCTAGCGGTATCTGCTACACCTAACTTTGGTGTCTTCTTCGGGTCAGGAGTACCCACACTATCAGCAGCTAAGGGTTCTCTATACCTTAGGTCTGATGGTTCTTCTACTAGTACTCGTATGTACGTGAACACAGATGGTGCTACTGCTTGGACAGCAGTTACCACAGCTACTTAATAGGATTTCATAATGATCACGTTTGGTAAATTAAAGAGTGAATATACCAGACTCCTAGAAACCATGGAGGTTAAGGAGTCTTGGAAGGATCGGGTAAATAAACAAGCTGCCCAAGTCCTTAAGAACAAAGATGCTTATATGGCAGTAAGTAAAGCCACTGGCGTTCCTTGGGATGTCATTGGTGTTATCCATATTCTAGAAGGTAATGGTGACTTCACTACTCACCTACATAATGGTGACTCACTACAGAAGCGTACTAGGAATGTTCCTCGTGGTCGTCCACTAGGAGAACCACCTTTTACTTGGAATGAATCTGCCATCGATGCTATTAAGTATGATGGTCTAGATAAAGTAAGTGACTGGTCCGATGAATCTATCTGCTTTGAACTAGAGAAGTATAATGGTCTAGGTTATCGTACTCGTAATACTGGTGTCAATTCACCATATCTTTGGAGTGGTACTAATCACTATGTCAAAGGTAAATTCGTAGAAGATGGATCGTACGAAAGGAACCATGTCTCTAAGCAAGTGGGTTGCATTCCACTACTCATGCGAGTACGAGAGATTTCTGTAGTTAAGGTTGCTAATCTAGCTCCTACTTCTCGCAAACTAACTATCATCCAAAGGTTTAGACAGTTCATTGGTTGGTTAACAGCTACTGTTACTGGTCTCTTTACAATGGATAACTTCGAGAATGCTAAACGCATCATTGATCCATTCAAAGATTTCCTATGGAACTATAAGTTTGTTATTGCCGGTGGTCTAGCTATCGGTATCTTTACAGTCTTGAAATACATAGAACATCTAACAGTTCAGGATTATAAGGAAGGTCGTTACACTCCATCAAAGGAAGATGAAGATGTTTGATCTCTTTAATCCACTAAACTTTCTTACCTATCTTAATCCCCTTCATTGGTCAGGGCTAGCACTAGCAGGAATCATAGCACTCATGGTCACTCTAAAATCAGTAAGTAATGTAGTCTCAAACATTAGTGATGTAATCACACCTGCTCTTAAAGCCACTGTAGAAGGCGTAGTATGGGTAGTAAAGAAATTCTTTGAAGGTGTAGGGGTTTGCTTTGCGAACCTCTCCACTCTCACTGTCATCGTAGCTGCTATCGTATATGGTGGTTGGCAATTCAAGACTTGGGACAACCAAGCAATCATTAATAAATACGAAGCACAGATTAGCCAACTCAAGAAGGAAGCTAACAAGTGTAAACCCGCGACTAAGACATCTTCTTATCGCAGGGGTTAATCGATGGCACCAATCATTGACTCTGATATCCACAGAGAATTAGGAAAGATACAAGCAACGCTAGATGAAATCCTACGACGACTAGATAAGCATGCTGAGACCGAAGAGAAGATGGATCTAAAGATTACAAAGTTAGAACATTACTTTCATAATGAATTAGAGAAAGCTTATAGTCGAGTCTCAGCTATAGAAACTAAATTCAACTATGGTCTTGGTGTCATAGCTGGATTTATCTTCATCTTTGAAGTACTACTTAAGTTTATAAAGGTCTAAGATGCAGCAAACATTGCTAGAGATGGTTCAACTAATCCTATCCTCAATGGATAGTGATGAAGTAAACAGTATTAGTGACACAGTAGAGTCGAATCAAGTTGCATTAATCATCAAAAGCGTGTATTATGATAGTGCTGTTGATCTAAATCTACGAGAACACGAGAAACTATTCGAATTGAATGCTAGTGGTGATCTACTACAACCCACTCTAATGACAGTACCTACAGATGTTACTAATGTAACCTCTATCAAGTACAATTTTAAAGAAGATACAGACACATTCGATAGGTACGAAGAAGTAAAGTACCTACCATTCGATGAATTCCTTTCTCGTCAAAACTCATTAGCTGAGAATGATAACGTAGGACAGATGATATTCTCTTCTAATGGAGAATCCTTTCCTATTCTATACTCAAATGATAAATTCCCACAGTACTACACTACAGTATCTAACTATTCTATCCTATTTGATTCCTATAATTCAACTGTAGACTCTACATTACAAAAAGAAAAGACTATGTGTAAGGGTCTGGTATACCCAACATTCCAAATGGTGGATACCTTCGTACCAGAAATCGCCCCATCACAGTTTCCATACCTGATTAACAAAGCAAAGGTACGAGCTTTCATTGAGCTAAAGCAAACTAACAATGCTGAGGCAGCTAATGAAGCTAGGGAACAAAAGATTAAGATTCAGAAACGCAAACGTCGAGTATTTGAAGGTACGGAATTTGACAAGATTCCTAAATACGGAAGACGATAACTTTTAAGGACCAACTTAAATGATGGAAGACTTTGAAGACCATACTCCAATGCGCACTAAAGAATTAGTTTACAATGATGTAACTTATATTCTATCTGCTTCAGACCCCTATGGTCTATGGACTATTCGCTCTAAGAGCGGAAGCACAGCTGACTGGCTTAAAGGAAACTATACTAGTATTAGTGAAGCAGAGAAAGCTGTAGTACGTTATCATTCAGCTAAGACTGAAGCCACTCGTATTTATAACGAGACAGTACCTGGAAAGAAGGAATCTAAGGCACTAGCTGCTGCTAAGCGCCATGAAGAGTACCTTAAATTGAAGCAGGAAATGGATAGCAAGGAATAAGTAAATGGCACGTAAGACTGCTACTGCAATTGAAAACAACTTTATTCAAGGATTGATTACAGAAAAGACAGCGCTTACGTTTCCAGAGAATGCTTGTTTCGAAACTGAAAACTGTATCTTCAATAACAAAGGCAACGTCACTCGACGTGAAGGTATTGATGTAGAGAATACTACCTACACCCTTACTAGCAAGACAGATACACAATCTTACAAAACCTACCTCTGGGAATCAGTAGCTGGGACAGGTAATGTCTCACTACTAGTTGTCCAGGCTGGTAGGTATTTGTATTTCTACGATCAGTCAACAAGCACTGTCGTTACAGATAACAAGAAATCATTCTTTATTGATTTAGAATCCCGTCGTCCAGCTACTAGTAACTTACTACCTAGTGAATATGACTGTGCATTTGCTACAGGTAACGGTGATCTATTCGTAGTCAACTATGCTTGTGACCCATTCTTTGTATCATATAGCCCTTCTCTAGATACGATTACTGTCTCTACGATCACGCTACAGGCTCGGGATTTCGATGGGTATGATGATGGCCTAACCATCAACCAACGCCCTATAGAGAGCATTGCAACGCTAAAGACTAACAATCCTAAACACTACTACAATCTTTTAAATCAAGGTTGGCATTCAGCTGATGCATTATCACAATGGGATACAGCTTTAACTTCACTACCAAGTAACGCAGATCAAGTAGCTTTATTTAGAGCATCTGATACGGATGCATTCGATGCTACACGAGTAACTGCTAAATCTCCTGGTAACTCACCTGCTCCTAAGGGACATTTCATTCTTAGTGTAGCTAATCCAGATAGAGTAGCAGCCGCAGCTGGTGAAGGTTATACCTTCTCATTAGCCACTACAGACGTAGTTATCCCATCTACTACAGGTACAGTATATACTGATTTTACATCTAATACTTCAGCTGCTAATGATGGTACTACGATACAAGCATCGGCTGCTAGTGCTACTAAGAACCTAGGTTCCACCTTATTCTCTGGTGGTTTCATCGGTAGATCTTTCTCTACACCAGTAACCGTATCAAGAGTCACAGTCTCAGGTAGTAATGACCATGGTTATATCAACTCCGGTACTACTACTAACGTCCGATTAGAACTGTATGGTAAAGCTGGTTCAGCTGCACCGGTACTACTAGGATTCATTACATTTAACCAAAGTGCTACTAACGAGTCAGCTGCACGTACTATCAACTCTTCTAATACTACATCCCTATGGGATAAAGTATGGATTAACGTAGTTAAGCCTGCTGTCTCTACTACAGCTATCTTCATAGCTGAGTTGACTATCTACTCTAGTACTAGTGCTTCTGCTTCCTCTGTTAATATCCAACGTCCCACAGCAGTAGCATTCCTAGGTAGTCGTGTATTCTACTCTGGTTTAGACATTCAAGGAGAAACTAATAAAGTTTGGTTCTCTCAGATTGTTGTTAACAAGGAAGAGTATGGTAGATGCTATCAGAAGAATGACCCAACATCAGAAGATTACTTTGAACTACTATCTGACGATGGTGGTGTTATTAAGATCCTAGAGATCGGTACTATCTTAAGACTATTCCCATTACGTAGTTCACTAGTTATCTTTGCTAGTAATGGTGTATGGCTTATCGGTGGTACTAATGGTGCACTACGAGCTACTGACTACTCTATTAAAAAACTATCAGGAGTAGGTACTACATCACCCTATAGCATCATAGATGTCAAGGGTATGCCAGTATGGTGGGCAGAAGATGGCATCTATACTATGCAGTATGATCCTAACTATGACTCATTCCAGTTAGTAAATCTTAGCCAATCAACTATCAAGTCACTCATTGTAGATATCCCACAGTTGAACCGTAAGTTTATAACAGGTACTTACGATACTCGTAACGAAGTAATTATGTGGATGTACAATGATTCTAGTTCTTTAAGTCCTGAGAACTATCATGTCTATAACAGAGTCTTATGTTTAAACACAATTACTAAAGCATTCTATACTTGGACTATTGAACCTGTAATTAATAAATTACGATCTGTTATCTATGTACAAGATGCACAACGACTGAATGAACCGAAGATTAAGTATCTTACAACTGTAGAATTCTCTACTACACAAGAACTCATATTCTTTGCAGAAGCTAAAGATAATATATTCTTGGATTGGACTATACTAGGAACATACTACAGTGCTCCTAGTGCAATAGTAGACTACTCAAGCTACTTTATCACTGGCTTTAAAATTCACGGAGAGACTCAGAAATTCTTCCAACCTGGATACTGCTTTGTATTCTTAAACCAATTAGATAACTCTAGCTGCTATATGCATACACGACATGACTACACATCAGATAGTTCTGAAGGTAAGTGGTCTTCTATCCAGCAGGTATACAATCCTGCACTAACTAATCGTTATATTAACTTCAGACGATTAAAGGTACGTGGTAAAGGTCGTGCTATGCAGATTAAGTTTGAAAGTGAAACAGGTAAACCATTCGATATCATTGGATGGAGTATGAGAGAAGGCGTTAATAGTGACATCTAATCTAATGTGGGTTAGTGAAGTACGAGATACCGATCTAGAAACACTGGCAGATATCTACGAAGAACTCATAGGAGATAACGTAGATATCCAACTTCCGAGGATTAAGTTACTAGAGGTAGCTCGTACTTACATTAACAAAGAAGATCGTAATATCTTCGTACTAAGGGATGAACAAGGAACTCCACAAGGAATGATTGCTTGTGCTTACTTTGATAATCCATTCTTACTATTCAAATCTAGAACAGCACAAGAGATAGTATGGGCAGTACGTAAACCGTACCGTAGACACAGTAAGATGCTACTAGACATGTTCTTCTCATGGGCTAAGGAACATCAAGCTAACAAGATACTTGTGTCATCACGTAAGAACCCACCCCTAGAAAGGTATTATACTAAACTAGGGTTTCAAGAAGAAGAGAAGTTCTTTTCTATAGAGGTTAAATAATGCCATTCGCAACAGCAACAGTTATCGCTTTATCAACAGCAGCTGCTGGTATAGCCACGTCTGCTTACGGCTACAAGAAACAAGCAGATGCTAGCCAAGCCTTAGCTGATTCTACAAATAAGGCTGAGGAACTACGTCGTCAACAAGCTGAACTCACGGCTCAACGTGAACAACGTAAACTATTCCAGGATGAGATGCGTGCTCGTGCACAAGCTAATTCTTCATTAGCTGCTGCTGGTGCTAACTTCGGTAGCGTAGCAGGTGGTGTCCTTGGTAATATTGAAGGATCATTAGGCCAGAATAGTTTAGCATTAGCTCAGAATATCAATATCGGTGAAGAACTATTCACAGCTAACGAAGCTACATCTAATGCTAAGGCTGATCTAAGTACAGCTAATGCTACTGTAGATGTAGGTCGTTCATTGTTCTCTTCTTCTGAGAAGATTGGTAACATCGGTGCTACCCTCTTCGATCCTAAGGCGGCTAAGTAATGGCAACAGTATTAGATTTCAGTAATCTACCAACAGTAGACTTTACTTCCGATCCTTCTAATCTACCTGAAGTAGATATGTCTACAGTAGTCACTAAGAATATGGTGCCTGTAGACCCTCAGGTAGCCTCTACACGGGCAGATAAGTATGCCTTAGCATTAGAGCGTCCAGATGCAAAGGACGTCCTGATGAGCGCTATTACGTCTCAGGACATCGGTAGGTATCAGAGTGAAGCAGTAGTATCAGAATATGAACGAGAGACTAATGTTCGTAGAGATGCACTACGTAATTATATTGCTTCTCGTAAAGGTAATGTAACTCAGGAAGAGTTAGATCTAGTGCGTAACATGCCACTAGCTAAACTAAAGAATCCTGATACAGTACTAGAAGAGATGTATGCTCGTAACTTAATTAACAAGAGCACAGAAGAACTCTTTAAGGTGGCTTCATTCTCAGAGAGTATGGCTAACCGTAAGCAAGAGTCTTTAGATACAATCAATGCTGCTCAGTCTATTCTCACTACTAAAGAACTAGTACAAAAGAAACTAGAGGAAATAGAAGGACGTATTAAACAACAAGGTATGGTAGATAAAGCAGCTGATGTAGCTGCTAATTTCGTACCATTCCTTAATACTTATCGCTTCTCTAACCTACTCAAAGAAGTAGGCACTCCCTATATTCCAGGTACTAATCGTGAAGATCAATACACACAGTTGTACCTAGCTTCAACTAATGATGCGGCTAGTATGCTAGACAAGGCTACTGAGTACCTTGCAAGTAAGAACTTACACCAAGCTCGTGAGTTCTTACAAGGTGCTATGCAGTATAGTTCTAGTGACAAAGCCCTTAGTAACGTAAGTCTAGCTCTAGATATTGCTACATTACCAGTAGGTAATAGCATGAAGAGTCTTCTTAAGTTTACTAGTGCTCGTAACATAACACAAGGCAACCTACTTAATGCAGTAGGACAGACTACACAAGCTGCATTAGCTGATGTAGTTGCTAGCTTAGATACTAAAGCAGCTAGTGCTACTATTGGTACACAAGGTTGGGATAGAATAAAAGCTTGGTCTTCTCCACTCTTCGATATCAATTCACTTCGTACTAATGCTAGTGGTAACCTATCTCAGAACCAAGCACTACGTCTAAAGGAATCATTAGAATTTAATTCACAGTCAATTCTTAAGACTGTATTCAATGATACCACATTCGTAGATCGTAGTATCGCTAGACCAGAAGTACTCAATGCTGCATTAGATGAAGAGGTACGTATGTTCAACATGCGTTATCCTAATATGAATAATGCTGTATTGAATGTGTATCCTAGTACACCAGTTAATCGTCTAACCAATGTAGAACAAGTTACATTCGAAGTAGGTGATCGTACCGGTGCCTTGTTTGATTTCAAGTCACAGGCTGAACTAGCTGCTAAGGACCTATATAAGTTCAAGGACTATAAGGTTGTTGAAGCAGATGGTGGTAAGTGGAAGATTCAACTAGAGAAGAATATCGACGAAGCTAATGCTTCTGTCTTCAATCAGATTATGGTTGAGACTAATCACCAAACTCCTGGTGGTCTCATCAATACATACGCTGGCTTCTTACGATCATCAGAAGATACTGTAGCTCAGGATACTATCCGTCAAGCTAAGGTAGCTCAGTATGGTAGTTCCAATATGACTGCTTTAATCAAAGCTAGAGCAGAAGAGATTGGTTCATTACCACGTCAGAGTAGGAATGATCTAACAGCTTTCCTTCGTAACCAGCAAGTAACATTAGCACCAGGATCACAGACACCAGGAGTATCCTCTAGGACACTGCCTGAGTTTGAACGTGACTGGAACCAGTATCATAACCGACTTCCTACTGCTAAGGAAACGGAAGCGTACTTCACTTACCTACAGCTACACTCAGCTGATCTCATGGCTCGTAACCTATCTGTGTATACTTCTAAAGCACGTATCGGTTTAGAGATGTTCTCCTTACCATTAGATAGGGTAGTAGAGAATGGTACTGCAATCAATGTGAAGATGAAGAATGTTATTGAAGGTAAGGTAGTACCTAGTATTCATTTCGATAACCGTGGTCGTGAAGTAGGACATGTAATAATCTGGGATCAGAACCCTGATCTAATACGCCGTACATCAACAGTCACTCCTGGATTTGGTGATCAGACAATACAGACTATGCTCAATGAAGGATACAAGATTATCCAACTCAGTGAGCAAGGTGCTGAGAATCTACGTCGGATGCCGTTAGGAGATACAGTAAATAACTTAGTCAGAAATGGTCCCACACTAGATTACGTAATGACCAAAGAGTTTCAGAATTCCCCGATACCCTTAACTCAAGTCCCCTATCGTGATGGTTTTCATATTCAATATCCAGATCGTGGGTATTTTGTTCGGCAACCAAACATCGTATCTTATGGCGGAAATCGTCCATCGTCTTATTATTACGGGGACAATAATGTATTGCATTTTGACACTCGCCAACAAGCTGAACTATATAGTAATCACCTGAATAGGGCTCGTGAATTACTAGCTACAGGTGATGACGTAGGTCTTCGGGCATATCTTGCACAGCACCTTCCATATACTTATAATGATTTTGTTAGACAGTTTTCTCAACGTGGTGGTCCATTAAATCATAACACACCTTTCTACGTAACTGAAATGAACCAGACAGTACAACAAGCTCACAAGATTGGTGATGCTTTCCCTGGTTTCCGTGACGTTAGAGATAGTGTTTATAATCTATACAATGGTGAAGTTAACCTTAAGTTTGCTACTGAACGTGGTGAGCTATTGAATACTATTGTCAACAATGGATCTGTAAACAATCCACTACTACAGTTACGTCCAGCACGTATCCTTGATCCAGTAGAAGTAATGAACAGAATCACTACTGACTTCGCTAGAGGTCGGTACATTGGTGATCTTAAAGCTCGTGCTATTACTGAGTTCATGGCTGAGTTCCATGGTGCATATAAATTACCATTCGATGTACTAATGCAGAATCCAGTACAGTATATCATCAATGGTAACTTTGATAAGTCTGCTCCTAAAGAACTTCTAGCTCAAGCTCGTAATTCACGCAGAGCTATCACTAATATGCTAGGTTTAAAAGATGATTTCAATCGTACTGTAAATCATGTACTAGAATCAGTAGCCTCTACCATTGGTGATAATGCTACTAATCGTATAGTC